AAATTTTGTTCCTTCACGTGGAAATGATAAGCATACACGGGTAAATTCGGTTGCACCTTTATTTGAATCTGGTATGATATGGGCGCCTATGCAAGACTTCGCGGAGGAAGTCATAGAAGAGTGCGCAGCATTCCCATTTGGCGATAATGATGACTTGGTCGATTCAACGACTCAAGCCATAATGAGATTTAGGCAAGGTGGGTTTGTATTACACCCTGATGATTACAAGGAAGATCCACAGCCACAACGTAAGAGGATTTATTATTAATGAAGTTATGGGAACTAATTAGAGATTTTAAATTAAAAAATGGCAGAATGCCTTTTGGTAGAGAGTTAGAAAATTTAAAGAAGATGGCTTCCGATCTTGAGTTTCGTGAGAAGCTAATAAGAATACCAGAAAAAAATTTTCCACCATTTTATGAAGCTAGACCTATGGAAGGTCCAAAAGCAGAAGTTAAACAATTTCCAAAAGAGAAAATAGTTAGACAACCATCTGAAACTACTGAAGCAGGTGGTCTAGAAAGAATTGCAAAAGAGTTAGAAGATATGCAAGAGATTGGAAAAGACTATAAGGATACAAGTGTATCTGATTTTCTATCTGACTATTTTGATATGCCAAAGAAAACAACACCTAAAAAAACTATAACTGAATTAAATGGTGTTAAGTTATATGGTGATGAAACATTTGAAGAATTACAAATTATAAAAGAAACAGGTGAACATCCAAGAAACAAAGCTGATGGTGGAAGAATTGGATTCAAAAAAGGTTTTCCTAAAATAAAAATTAAAACTCCAAAAGGTGCAAGAGAACCTTTGAAGCGAGCAGCGGGGACTTATGGATCAGGAGAAGACTTATATAAAATTTTAAAAGAAGAAGGCATTACTATGGATCAAGCTGTTAAAGAAGCCATTGATGATATGCCAAGATTATCTGGCGATACAAAATATGATGCGGATGCTGTTGCAGATGTAGTTTATGAAAAATTAGGTATCGATCCTACTACATTAGATCAATATCATTTATTAGATGTGTATGACAATGCATATCAACAATTAGTTAAACAGAAACGAAAATCAATGTATCAAACAGCAGCTGAAGATAGTTTAAAGAAAATGGACCCACAAGCTGAGACGTATGCAAAAGAACTTGAGTACGACGTAAACGAACAAATTAGTGAACCTGGTTACAGAGGTGTAGTTACTGAAGCAAGTGATCTTGACGATACTTTAAAAATAATTGAATCACAAAAAAGTGAAGCAACTAAGTTAAGAGAAAAATATCCTGGCATCAGCGAAGCTTTGCTTAATAAACTTGTTAAAGACAATAACCCACAAAGAAAAGCAGAAGTATTAGCTGCTCTTGATGAAGTACTTACTATGATGGATAAAGGTATGGATGAAAAAGAAATTATGAATGTGTTAAAAAATACAACTAGAACTAAAAATGAAAATGGTGGTTTAAATACATTAAAACAAACTTATGATAAAATTGGAGACTTTGTATCTAAATATTCTGGAATAGATTCTATGATTAAATTAATTAATTATTTAAATGATGTTGGAACACCAGAATACACAGTAGATCCATTTAAAAGAAAACCTTTAAAGAAACCTCTAAGAGCTCCGAAGTTACCAAAAAGAAAAACAGAAGGTTTAGATTATTTATTAGGAATGTAATATGGAATTTAAAAAATACAAAATGGCTATGCGTAATCGTATTAGTCCTAAGAATAGAGATTTTGTCATAGACAGAGAAAGAGCACCTTTTGATGATAACGTTTCTAATCTTGGTGAACAACCAGTACTTTCTCAAAACGAATTTACAACTACTCCTATGATAGATCCTGCAGAATTTCCTGCAAGAAAAGAATATATGCAATCATACGCTGTGGGTGGGAATGTTAGACAGTTGTTTGGAATTGGTACAGAAATAAATACAAGTGATAAAAGAACATACCTTGGTTCTAATATAGAACAATATCATAAAGAGATTAAAGAAAAATGGATGAAGGGAATGAGTCGACAAGCCATATATGAATCTGATCCAATAAAATATAAAACTCCTTCTGCTGTTGACAGGGCACTTAATGCAATGAAGCAGGGTTTATCACCAGTAAAAATATCTAAATCAGAAATAAAAAAAAGAGGTGTTGAAAGATCAGCAATAGATAACAAACTTGCTGACAAAATAAAAGAAGCCTATTATGAGTTAGTAAATGAATATGAAGAGAAAGGATGGCAAAGTAAACCAAATAAAGCTGCTGTAGCACAAAGAGTAGGTATTAATAAGACAAGTGAGGCAGTAGATAGAGCAGTAGATATATATGATTTAAAATTAGGAAAAGGCACTTCAGAAGGAACGGAAAAAATAAGAAAAGAAAAAGAAAAAATAACTAGAGATAAATCTAGAGCCGCTAAAGCTAAAGATAAATTAGTTTTAGTTTATGGTAAAAAAAATGAAATAAAAGATGTACTAGGGCCACAAGAATTAAAAGATGAGTATATTTCTGACCTTAAAGAAAAACTAAAATATCCTCAATCAGGTCGCGAGTATAGAAAACTTGTAGAACAAGGAAAAGTATTAAGTAATTCTGCTTTGCAAAAAAAATATAAATTAGGAAGTGTTTCACAAGTTGAAAGAGCAAATAAATATTTTAAACAAAAAGAAAAATTAGGAGCATATAAAATAGGCGATACTGATCCTGTAAGACCTGCTAGATTACGTATAACACAAGGTGGCAAACAAATAAGAAGCGGTGTTAAAGGATTACATTTTCATCATATATTTCCAATTGCTGGGGAAGTTCCTACTACTACAAAAGAAGTAACTTTTATAAATGATATACTGAATGCAGAAATGGGAGGTTATAATAAACAATTAAATAATATAGCAGATCAAATTACAGATGCTCTTGATGAAGAACAACGAATTGGAAGTTACTCTAATCAAAAAGAATCTCTTAAAAAAATAGATGAATATAATTTAAAATCAAAAGAAATAATAGAAGGCTTACCTGAAAAATATAAAGGTCTTATTGGGGCTCGAGAAATATCTCCAGTATTTGATGAATACGGAAGAATAATTAATTTAACTTCAAAAAACATAGGAGGGGATCCTTCTAAAGGTGTTCCAGGTAAAGAAATCCTGTTAGAAAATGTTCCTCAAAAATCAAAAGGATACAGTCCTAAATCACTTGAAAAAAAAGTTAAATCAATAAGTGATAATGTTCTTTGCGCAATAGGTAGTTCAAATACATTAGCTTTTAGAAAAGATCTTACAAGAATGTCTACAGGAGGAAGAATTGGTTTTGCTGATGGTCCTAAACCTGGAAATGGTTGCATAGAAAAAGGTAAGAAAAAACTTGAAGAAGGTAGAATAGGTAAATCAGAATTAAATGCCGTAGAAAAATCATTAACTAAATCAGGAAAAATGACGCCCGCTGCACAGAAATTTTTTACAGCGGCAAAAACAGCAGCTAGAGTTGGAGGAAAGATTCCTCTTGAATTAATATCAATTGGTTTTGGGCCAGCAGGAGTAGTTGCTGGAGCTCTTCTTGAATTAGCAACTGTTCAAGACGATCTTATGAGAGGAGATTTAAAAGAAGCGTGGAGAAATACTTTTCCTGGTATGATACTTAAAGGAGCAGGAGATTTAGTTGGATTAGATTTAGTTGGTTCAAAAAGAAAAGACATATTAAAGTTTGCTAAAACTCCTGAAGAAATAGCTGCGGTTAATTCTATGTTTAATTATCTTGAAGGAACAGAAAAATTTAATGAGATGCTTGGTGATATAGAATCTGATGCTGGAGATGTTTCAACATTTGGACAATATCAGGATCCAGAATCACAATATATGGTATCAGAAGCTTCACGAAGAATGTATGACTTAGAAGATCAAGCTAGAAAATTAAAAGCAATATTAGATGCTCAACAAAAAGATTTAGGAACAGCAGAAGGCCAAAAAATGAGTATAGATGTTTTAAGAAGAGAGATTGCATCTAGATATAATAGGGCCTTAACTAATGTAAGTTTAGAACAATTTATAGACGATGAAATAAATAGAATTTATTTTGATATTCAAAAACAAGCTGCACCTATTCCTGATGTCATTGATCCAGATACTCAATTTAATTTAATGAATCCTGTAAGACAACCTTTTGCAGGAGGTGGTTTATCTATCCAAGATAAAATACAAGAACTGTTAGCTTCTATACCAGGATTAATGATTGCAGACTTTGTACCTATTTCAGAAAAAGTACAATTAAAAAGATTGTTTGATCAATTCAATGACAGATATATGCGTAAGGCAGAAGGAGGAAGAATTGGTTTTAAAAATGGACCAGAAGACATTAATAAATCAAGAAGATTATTTAATCAGTTATTACTCGGTCTAGCTGCATTACCTGTAGTTGGAAAATATTTAAAACTTGGAAGAGGAGCTGGCAAAGTTGCTAACATTACAATTAATAAAACAGCAGGTATGCCAGAATTTTTTGAACCTTTGGTTAATAAAGTTATAAATGAAGGAATTGATATTACTAAAAAAATGGGAACACAGGAAAGACAAACTGTTCATATGGCAGACATAGCAGATCACGAAGTTACAGTTTATCGTCAATTAGATACTGGAGAGATAGATGTTTATATTAATGGTATGAAAACTTTATACCAAGATGCAGTTAGATTGTATTACAAACCTGGTCAAATATCTGAAGAAGCATCTAGGGCTGCGGGTAAACCAATTAAAGAGGCTGATGAATTTATAGCACAAGAGTCATCTCCTGCTTATTCAGGTAGCCCAGAAGATTATGAGGTAACTTCAGATGGTACTTTTGAAACAAATAACTTTAATGAGTTAGCAAGCGATCTAACTGAAGTAGAAGCGGCGGTTATGAAACAACCAGTAACTGAATTACAAAAAAGAAAAAAATTAGAGAGATACAAGTACTATGAATCTAAAGAAGGTCAACAAAAATTGTTGGATGAGCAATACGGTGAATACGACGATACAATGAGAGATGATGTTATAGATGAGTAATTATCCTAAGAAACACCTTATTCCACCTAAGTCGGGTCCTCAACCACAAGGCTTGAATATTCAATATAATACTGTTAAAACAATCCCTTCGGAGAAAATAAATGGCAGAAATAGACAAATCGTTACCCAACATAATGACTCAGCTCACACCAGAGCAAGAGACTGAACAAGTTATAGCGGATACAGAAATTTTAAACCCAAGCGGTGAAACTGAAGTCTTAGAAAATGAAGACGGCAGTGTAGATATTAATTTTGATCCAAACGCATTACAAAACATTCAAGCAGAGCATAGTTCTAACTTGGCTGAATTTTTACCTGATGATGTTTTAGGAAGTCTTGGTTCAGAATTATTTGAAAATTATCAAGACTATAAAAATTCTAGAAAAGAATGGGAAAGAACTTACAAAGAGGGTTTAGATCTTTTAGGATTTAAATATGAAAATAGAACAGAACCTTTTCAAGGTGCTTCTGGTGCAACTCACCCTGTTCTTGCAGAAGCTGTAACTCAGTTTCAAGCTTTAGCTTACAAAGAATTATTACCAGCCGAAGGTCCAGTAAGAACTCAGATCTTAGGTTTATCAACTCCAGAAAAAGAACAACAATCTTTAAGAGTAAAAGATTTTATGAACTATCAACTTATGGATCAGATGAAAGAATATGAACCAGAGTTTGATCAAATGTTATTTTATTTACCTTTAGCTGGATCATCATTTAAAAAAGTTTACTATGATGATCTATTAGGACGAGCTGTGTCAAAGTTCGTACCTGCAGATGATTTAATTGTTCCGTATTCAGCTACCTCATTAGATGATGCGGAATCAATTATTCATCGAATACAAATTTCTGAAAATGATTTAAGAAAACAACAAGTTTCTGGTTTCTATAGAGATATAGAATTAAAACCTAGTGACGGAACTGAGTCAGAAGTTCAACAAAAAGAAAAAGAAATAGATGGTCAAACAAAATCAAGAAACGAAGATATATTTAATTTATTAGAATGTCATGTGAATTTAGATCTTGAAGGTTTTGAAGATATGAATCAAATGACTGGTGAGCCCACTGGAATTAAGCTTCCATATGTTGTTACTATCGAAGAAGGATCAAGAGAAATATTATCTATTAGAAGAAATTATGAACTTAATGATCCTAAGAAAAGTAAAATTCAATACTTTGTACACTTTAAATTTTTACCAGGTTTAGGTTTTTATGGTTTTGGATTGATTCATATGATCGGTGGACTATCTAGAACTGCAACTTCTGCATTAAGACAATTACTTGATGC